AGTAAGGTCTGTAGTTAAGTCTATGATGTCACAAATTTGTAGGAAGTAATCAGTGAATCGCTGAGAGAGAATGAGCTCAAATTCTTCAGCTAAACGATTTTGATAGTTGTCTCCGGGTGGGATTGGCCTTTTAAATCTATCTAACAGCCTTTGTATATTCTCTAAATCCGTTGCCATATTAGCCTCTTTGTGTCTGTTCTAGTGCCTAGTCGTTGTTTCCAACGCTAGATATTTATCAAAGAGGATTACTCCGAACCTAAATTATTGATGAAGTTTCTTAGTTTAGTTGAATCTGCTTCTGCTTTGATCTTTCCTACTGTATCACCTTGTGTAGGATCTGCATCTTCTGGATTATCTGTGTTAGGAACTGACTGTCGTTTCAAGCTATCATAAATTGTACTTTTGCGTTTATCAAATTCTTGATATTCTTCGTCATCTGCTAGATCTCTAATACGCAAACTATCCACATCAAATTCAAGATCTACCTTAGCACCAACACCACTACTGCTTCTAGTTTTCATTAGCTGTATTTGATATCTACCACGTTCACGCATTGCTCTACTTGTAAAGATACCTATAACATTATCAGCAGTTTGAATCTTACTAAGTCCACCACTAATATGCGAATGATCAAATTCAATTTCTTCTACTGCACCTCTGTTTAGCTGTGCCGCTGTAACAAATACAGTATTCAACTCCATTGCTAGATTACGTAGTTCTTCACTTACATACTTGTCTTTAATAAACAAGTTTTCAGCACTTACTTTTGCACCATTTGGCATAAGCAAGTCTAAGTAATCAATCAATAGTACATCAATCTTACGTCCTGTTTTGATTTCATATTCTTTAATATAGCTACGCACATCATTCGGCGTCTTACCACTAGGCATATATTTTACTTGGAATGCTCCACTCTTTTTGCCTATCATTTTAACTTTCATTTCAACATCATCTATATTTTTAAAAATATCACGTGTTGAAATATCAGTTACCATACTGTCAACTCTCATACTAACTAAGTTTTCACTTAGCTCTAGTGTAAGATACAATACGTTCATTCCTGCTAGTGCCCAATTAACTCCTAGATTAGCTAAGAACAAACTTTTACCTGCACCTGATCCACCTGCAAATATATTCAGCTCACCTCTATTAAATCCACCAAATAGTTTTTTATCAAGACTTTCCCAACCAGTTGTAACCTGTCCGTTATTATCTTTGATTGCTTCTAATCTTGCTCTCGGATCACGCCAGTAGTCTGTACCTAGATCTTTTTGTAGTCCTATCTGTACTGCTTTCTTAACTAGATCTTCTACCGGACCATATTCACCTTTTTCAAGTAAATCAGCACCTTTTAATATTGCACTTTCTAGTGCCTTGTGTCTGCTAAATGTTTCAAACTCTGCTAGTAGCCAATCATAGTGATTTTCTTGCATTTGTCCTGGATCAGCTAAGTCTGCTTTTGTTGCCGCATTAATTATTTCAAATGTAGGCAATGCATTGTGTTCTGTTACATATTCATTTAGAAACTTTGCGGCATCTTGTAAACGCCTATCAAACATTGTATGATCAAATACTGTTTGACATCTAACAAATGTTTCTGCATCTGTTAGCATCATTTCAAGATATACTTTTTGTATATCATATCCATAGTCTGTGTTTTGTCTTGTTGCCATATTATTATTTTACTACTTATACCACTTATTGTCAAGCTCTATTTTAGTTTTAGTTTTAGCGAGTACTGCACCTATACAACTACCAGGGTCACCTGGATTTTGAGGAACATGTACATCTACCCAATCGTTTCTAATATTATCTACCGCTCTTTTGTTAAGGGCAGAACCTCCAGCTAGTGCAACGTATTTTGACCCTGTCATTTTCTTAGCACATGCACTAAGATTGTTTACACAATATTCAAATACCTGTTGTGTAGCCGCGGCAATATCATTTAAATCTTCTTCGCTAGTTAGTTCTGGCCTCCACCATCTGCATCCTCTATGCATGTTTTCTAACATTCTAATATTTGGATTCCAGCCAATGCCTTCTACGTTTACAAGTTCATTTAATATTTTCATAAAGTGTCTTTTAGGGTTTCCTGCATCTCCCATTGTAGCTAACATATACTCGTCTCGGTTAGGCACTAGGCCACAACGCTGTGTCATGGCACTATAGAATAAACCTAAACTATGCGGATACCCTTGACTGTGTATCTTCCTAAGTTTGTTATTTTTACCGTGCCACATAGTAAGGGTTTCGAATTCGCCTATACTATCCATTACAATTACTGCACAATCGTCTTGGGGTTGTGTATAATAAGCATATGCCGCATGACTTAAATGATGCTGGGTGTATTTTATTGGAGAAATAATATCCCAACGTTTAAGATATCTACGTATATTATTCTCAGCCCATAACCAACCCTGACCCGCTCTCCATTGGCGTAGTGTTTTAAGCCCAGGACGTTCATACCAAATAACTTGATCAGGTATGTCCCTATTCGTAAATTTCCTAGCTACCTTTATCTGTTCCCAGTTAGGGTCAGGATCATTAGGTATACCGCTAAAGTCTTTACTAAGGCTAGCCCACGACAGTTCGTTACCATCAAAGACAGCAATACTAGCATCATGGCTGTTACCAACCATTCCCCATGTAATCATCTATTCTCCCATTGTTCCTTGTCAACACGAATATACCAACCCCTTCTCGGCTTACCTAGTGATTCACCATTAGGGCCAGTAGGCCACCACAGATAGGGTCTTAAGTAATCAGGAAAACTTTTACCCCCGCCTGCAAAATTAGTTTTTACAAATACCCGTTTACAATACTTAAAGCAATCATCTAGCCAGTATTCGTAATTAAATATTGTGCCTGGTTCTAAACATTCTCTATCAAATACAGTACGTGTAGCTACAATCATATCATACTGTCTATCTAGTTTCATAGGTTCATTCATGTTAACATACATAACAAATCTTTTAAGATCTAATACGTCACAACAATCTTTGTACAGTCCGCCTTTGTCTGTATGATCAAAAAATTCATCTACGTCTGTAAGTTCTATATCAGTTATACCTTTTTGTTCTTTAATAAGGTATGCTAACATTCCCATGCCACAGCCTATTTCAAGCACAGAGTTAACTCCATCAAAGTTCATGTTGTCAACACAAAATTGTTTTTCTAGCATATACATATCCCACTTGTGTATATACTTTGCTCCTGGTACCTTTTTTCCATGCCTTTTAGAAATTTCTAAAAGTTTTGCTCTATATTCTTCAATTTGCATTTTTATACTTGTCTTTCAAATAATCTAAATTTGTAGAACGTTCAAAAGTATTATTATCTTTAGAACTATATTTCCATTCACCGTTACTAAGAGGACTTATATAACCAGTATCACTATAATAAGAGTATATATACTTTGCTGGAAATCCTCCTACACTAACTAGTTTACGTATCCAATTGTGTTTATCTTTTAATACACTTGCTTCTTTTTCTACAATCTTAACCATTCTCTGATTAAGTCTTTCCCATTCGTTACTCATCTCGCATTTTGTCTTTCTCTAAACTTAGTTTGTCTTTTAAACTTAGCAAGTAAGCAGCACCTGCAAGTATTACAATAGCGCCGGCCTCTGCAACTAAGTTTAGAGGATCAGCTTCTTTACTATGCAATACAATAAGTCTACACAATGCAGTAATAGCAATAATAATTGGCAGTGTTACAGGTATTCTAGAACTAGCATAAAAAGCACCTATCATACCAATAATTTCAGTGTATATGAATAATAGGAATATATCTCCTAATTCAATGCTACGTACTGCAACCATATCGGCTACTTCAAAACCTGCCGCTAGTAAAGTTAAGATGCCTATCACAGCTAGCATGAACTTTTCAGTAATTACTGTAGTCCAGTGTAGCTTTTCTGTAGCAAATGCTTTTTCAAATTTTTTAGGTATAAGTGGCATTATACAAGTATCCCGTTGTCTGGTTGAACAATTCCTGTAGTAGTAGCTACATACTGTTTTGCTATTTCACCTTCTGTTTTTCCTACACAAGTCACTGAGTCTCCGTTAAAGATAAACTTACCTTCTGGAGATACACTAAACATAAAAGGTGCTAAACCTAATCCTTTTTCATTTGCGATAAGAACCATTGGTTTTATTAATTCATAGCTGCCTCCGCCGCCTGCATTAAACTTACCAACAATTTCTTCACCACTAGCTAATTTTAAACTTATAGTGTCGCCTTTTTTAAATGCTATTTCTACTAACATGTTTTCTCCTATTTGTAAATGAATGGATCCTTTTTCCTAAGCTCTTTAATTTTTTTACGATATGCTAATTCTTCTTTAATTTTATTGTAAGGCCATGTTACAATTGACCATATAAAACATAGACTAATTTTCAAATATTCTAAAAGTTTTTTTAGGTAAACCATTTTTTTGCTCCTAATCTTATTTTTAAAGGTGATGTTTCTAAACTGCTAACAATACTGTGCAGGGTAAAAATCCTACCGTATCTTTCTACAGCATCACCAACATCATTTATATCATTATCCCATTGTGGTAATGAAACACCCCATCCTAAATCAATTGCTTGTTCTACAAGTTTTGATCCTGCTTGATCTCTATCAGGGATTACTATCACATCCTTATTTAATCTATTAATTAACAATGCTTGTTGATCTTTGGCTTCACTACCTAAAAGTGCCACACCTTCCAAGTGTATAGCATCTATAGGACCTTCGCAAACAACAACAAAAATTTTCTGTTGTCTTTGTTGATCTAAATTAAAAACGTAACCTGGTTGTTGCTCAGACAAATATTTTACTTTTTTATTGTTAACTACAGATCTAGCTGTCCAGCCAACTATTCTATTTTCATAATAAAATGGAATAATAAGCCTATCACGATAACCTAATGAAGGCGACCAGTAGTATTCATAATCTTCTAAGAATAATTTTCTTTGTTGCATGTAGTCTACTACTTGTGAAAACTGATCACTAGTGCTAGTACATTCTGATATCTTAACTGCATCTAATGGCAAAGGCACTGTATTAAACTTTGGAATATCAATAAGTTTTTGTTTTACTTCAATACCTTCGTTTTGTTGCATTACAGTTAGAGCAAGTTTTGTTATGACATCATCAGGAGCATTAAGCCATTGTAATAGTTTTTTCATTTTAATGCTTAGGTTACGCCCCTGTTGCCAACTAGCCTTAAAACCACAGTTGAAACAATGATAGCTTAATCCGTCAGCATTAAATATTAATCCGCCACGTTGTCTTGTGTCAGCTGTAGTTCCATTATGATGGCAACAAGGAGCGTTGAATGAAGTCCACCCGCTAGGCGTTTTTTTACGCTTAGGCGGCAGATATGTCAGAACTGTATCGTTGACTACACTCATACTAGTATTATAGCGTAGTTACTTGGTTTTGTCAAGGCTTTTTATGATATTTTCTCGTTCTTTGTCTGAATATTTTGACCAATGAGCTATTTGTGTAAGAGTGCGGCCACATCCGGTACACATACCCTTAACTAAATTGCACTGTTGGCGACAGGGACTTTTCACTATATTTTTGTCGGTTATTACTTAATTTCTTACAAGGATTTTAGTAACTTTATTGGCAGGATTTGTCGTAGTTTTAAATCTTATATATGAAAACACTCCATTAAAATTTACAGGAGTAGGTGCTACTTCAGTTCCATCAAATGTAACTGTTGCAACGTCTGCCCAATTTGATCCACTAGTAACTTGATTATCTAATGTTGCTTGTACAATCATATCTCCTATAAAACTACTTGTGTAGAATGCCGCTGTGTGTAACGCTTCATTTCCATTTATAGCAGGTTCAGCATTTACTGCTTCCGACATCCATATGCTGGTATTAGCTCCAGTTTCTGTTAGAGATGTTACAGATGTTGTTTTCAAAGGACCAGGAAATGTTTTTGAATTTACAAAAATTGTGCCATTGTTCTTAAAATTGCTATGGGAATATGTCAAAACTTTATCACCGTCTGTTTCTACTAGATATACAACAAAGCTTAAAAATTGTTGTTTTAGATTTTTTAATTCGTTTTCTGTAATAACAACTGAAAATTTTCCTCTACTAATAGTGCTTCCGTCATCTTGAATAGTAGCATTTTTTTCTATTACAAGTCTATCATTTTCATCATAAGCAGCAAATTTAACTGTATAACCTGTAGCTAAATTTACTCCTTTTTGATCTGCGTTTAATAATCTAAACTGTAAGGTATTATCAATACCTTTATAAATTTCAACATCTCTATTGTACACTGGCCTATACTCCGTAATATAACCTGCCACATCTGCGACAAGCGTGATTGTTTGATTGACTAAATATCTTGGTAACAACTGCATAATGTATTTATAGGAAATAATAATCAATTCATGCTTACAAAAGACATACAAAATAACTTTCCATTTTTAAGCGTTGTTAACTATGGAGGTAAAGAATATATTGGTATCGTTATAAACCAAGACTCTAGTGTCACTAGCATGTATGTATACACAGATCTTAATACTAAAAAAGAACAAGAACAATTTTTGGATTTAGGTGAAGTATGGTGGTGGGAATCGAACAGGATGATTCCCATTAATATATTCCTAAGTCAAGAGATGAATCCTTTTAAGTATTGTATTATGACAATGAACAGCAAAGATGTAAAAGTAAGTATAGGACCTTGTGTTAATCTTAACAATTTAGCAGTAAAACGTATTAAAAGAAAAAGTGTACAACTAGTGCGTAAACCACCTAGAGATTAACCTAATTCTTCGCAAATTAAATTCATATGCACTACTACAGCTACAGCATAGCTTATTGCATGTGCCTTCTTAAAATAGTAATCACCGTTTGTTGGTTTTAGCCATACTTCTTTCATTATCGTTGGCCACTGTTCGTTTGCTAGATGTCTCTTGGCTGGACGTATTATGGCTAGTGTTGCCGCTAATTGTTCTACCGAGGTAGGCTTCAATTGTCTCAATAGATCTCCGTGACCGCTGACGTGAAAGACTTGATCGACGAAGCTGTCGTGCTCCAAAAGTTCCCATAATGGTTTCCTTTCTATTAATTGTGTTAAGTGTTGTTCATCCTTAACGTCTTTGTATATACTAACATTAAGAAAGTCTAATTTAAAATAGCCGCGTTCTTCCGCAGTCTTATGTTCTATAGTAGATAAGTTGTCTACAGGATTATGCGGAATTTCGTTTGCATATATTCCTGTATTATGTTTTTTTCCTGTATCTAGTTTTGCTATTCTGTGCTCTAGCTTGTCTAGTATAACTGATCTGTCTGCAAAGTCTATATCAATATCAGGCATCTGGAGGTCCTATGTACCAATCTTGTATTGTGTTAACTCTTACATCTCTTATAGCTTTTTTATCAAGTGCATACACTACTATACTTGTACTTTCTGGTCGTATGTTTTTTATAGCTAATTTTATATCATCCATAAGGTCCTGATTAAGAGTGCATGGCATAATCCTAATTTCATTAGTATCAATTTTTTTGAAGGTAATTGTTACAACTCCTTTTTTCAATGCACGTACTAATTGTCTAAGATCTATCATTTTCTAACTCGTGTAATTTTTTGTACTTATTAGATTTTTTAATTGCCATGTTCCATCTTAAATTACTTACACGGTCTTTCATTGTAATTCCTAACAAATGATCAAGTTCATGTAGGTAACATTTTGCACTATAGCCGTCAATTTTTACAACTTGTTTTTCTAAATTTTCATCATAAAATTCTGCAAGGATTTCTTTAGGTCTTTTAATTTTAACATATATGTGTGGAAAACTTAAACATCCTTCAAGGTCAGCTACAATTTCTTCTGTATATTGAAGCACTGTAGGGTTGATACATATATTTGTATTATCTGGCTTATCGCCCATTACAAATACTTTTTTATCTAATCCTATTTGATTAGCACTAAGTCCTATGCCTTTACTGCTTAACATTAGTTCTTCCATTTCTTTCCTAAGTTCTTTAGGATCAAATCCAGGATTTTCTAAGTCTACAGATTCAACTTCTCTTTCTAAAAATTCATTTGGATAATATAATAGTTTCATAATTCGTATTCTTGCCAATTTACATTTTCAAGTCCTTCATCACGTTTTAAGTTAACAGCATGTGCTTTTACTCTGCCCTTCCAATTAATATCATTTATTAAAACTCTTCCTGTATCTGCATATCCCATTAGTAAAACATCATAAGGAATACCAAATTCTTTTAATGTTGCTTCTGTTATATCTCTTACACTTTCTCTTCTTCCTGTAATAAGGATAATCCTGCAACCTTTCATTTCCCATTCTGTAAATTTATCAAGTACACCTGGAAGTATTTCAGGGTCTACATTTACTAAGTCATAATGTCCATTGGGTGAATATTTAAATAAAGTTCCGTCTATATCACAAATTATTGTTTTCACATTATTCCTTTCTTACGCATATCATCCCTAATTTTACTAGCACTGATTTCATGCATTTTTTTTCCTAAGTTATGTTCTGTAAAAGTATACCCTACATCTCTTCCATAGCTTATATCTACAATATTAGGTACTTTTATTATAACATATTCTTTGTTATAAGTAAAGCTTTCTTTACTTAATTCTTTTATAATATTGTCTGCTACATCTGTTGCTGTAAATGGATTGTCTTCCCATCCTTGTACATCTCTTACCATTATACATACTTGTCCAGTTTTTACAATGGCTTTTTTAAAAAGTTTTGTGTGCCCTTCATGCCATGGTTGCCAGCGACCTAACATCTGCACTGTAGGTTTTTTCCAATCAAACATCTGTTTTCGCCTTGAATTTTTTCAATACATCTGCAAGTTGAATATCTGTATCATTAAACCATTTCGCTACATGATAGTCACATTCCAATGGCTTTTCAAACATAGCATTAGTATCTTTGTATCTGCTTTCTTTTATAGTATCCATCCATACTTCAAAGTCAGCCTTATACTTAATCCTAGTTAGAAATGTTGGAGCAACAAAATCTGCTACTGCTATTTTACCTGCACTTACTACACCGTCTGCTAAATGCCTCATACGTTCTGCTTGCCTTAGCCTACCTTCAGGACTGAAATCCCAATCATGATATCTTTCACGAACTTCGTCTGCGTTTATCCATACTCCTCCTATATGTTTTGCTAAAGGTTCTGCTAACGTTGACTTACCGCTTCCAGGCAATCCAAATATTAATATTTTCATAACTTACTTTCCATTGCAACATCTTTTACAAGTTGCACGTCACTAGGCTGGCGTTTAAATCTCATAGCCCAATGTTCTGGATCTATCATAGGATAGATAATTTCTAATTGTTCATCATTAAGTTTTCCTAACATTTCTTTACCACTTACACAATTTAATATTAACCAAGGACTAATTTTTCCATCTCGTATATGCCAAACAGCTCTATTTAAACTTACATATTTGAAATAATGATTCCATAGTGCTTGTTCTTGTTCGTCAGCCCACTCCATCATTGTCATTACACTACGCTCTAGTGCAGTTTCAACACCTTCTTTTTTTATTAAGTTTATAGCATATTTTTCATACATTTCTTCTCTGCACCAATGATCTAATTTTACACCACTAGTAACTACATGATCAATATATTTTTCTGGATACAAAGGTTTTACATTGCTAACAAAACTGCCAAATTTTACAAATGCATTGTAATAAGGACTTTTATCAAATTCATCAAATGTCTTTTCTTTTTTTGATCCTGCACTTAATTTATAAAATTTATTAAATGCAATTAATCCTAATTGAACACGTTTTTCTCCACGTTGTAGAAAACGTCTTTTTGGTTGACACATATGTACAGCTAATGTTTTTTCACGAGTAAACCCAACACCACAATATTCGCATACATATGGTTTTTCAGAGTTTGACATTCTCAATTCCGTGTTCTTCTGCAAGTTGTAATAGTTCTTTTTTTGTAGATATTCTAGCAAGTAGTTCTGCCTCGTCTATTTTCATATTAGGATATATATCTTGTATTAGTTTTTCGCTTTTGCTATTGTCATTTGTTTTCTTTTTGAATCCTATCCATTTATGAAATTCAATTTTACCTGTGCCTCCTGTTGCACAAAGTAATTGCCATTGTAGTTTAGGATGTCTTGTGCCTAGTACATTAAAGTTTTTATTATAGTATTCGTTTGTTTTAAACACAGCTAGCTCTTGTTTTTCCCTATTACCGGTTACACTACTAGCATATCTATTGAGCAACCAAAAGCTTACTTGTTTACGCTCATCTTCAGATAGCTCATCCCATACGCTTTTTGCGTTCATGTCAATTGCCGCAAGTATATCTTTTACTGGGAGTTTTTGCTGTGCCATTCTTTTAAGTCCTCAGGAGTGTTAATCTCCATACCATTATATTGTACACTCAAACAGCCTATTTGCCAACCACTTTTTAACCAGCGTAACTGTTCTAATTTTTCAACATCTTCTTCTTGCGAAACTACCAAATTTCGATAGACATCTAATGCGTTGCGTTTATATCCATATACACCTAGATGCCATTCTCCGTAACCTGTCAGTCCTCTACCAAACCATAATGCTTGATCACCTGCACGTACCATTTTTACTGTGCTAGGGTCATTCTGTTTTTCTTTTGGCATTTTTGTATACACTGTAGTAATAGGATAGTTTTTTAAATGCCAAATACATTTTTCAATTATATCAACTGTAACATCAGGCATATCACCTTGGACGTTTACAAACTGGTCGTAGTCGTAATCCCAACCATACCCTGTAGCATGTAATTTTTGCCTTTGCATTTCTACCATATATCCAGCACATCTTTCTGTACCATTTTCAAATGGGGTGTCATCTACCCATACATTTCCTTCAGGAAATAAACTAGATACACGTCTACTATCTGTAAGCACAAAGGTGTCTAAGCCCGTTTCTAAGCAACGATCGTATACTCTACGTATCATCGGCACACCATTTAGTAATTTAAGCGGTTTGTCTGGGAATCTTGTAGAACCAATTCTTGCCGGAATTAGAATAGCTGTAGTCATGTTCTATTGCCTCTTAAAGCAAAGAATAAACCACCTACCCATAGTAATACGTGTAGATTATCATATAAGATTACATCCATAAAGCTATCTGGTTGGCTGGTCCAAATTACACCTGTGACTATACTACAGATTGTAATACCGCAAAAGCGAGTTAGTAGATCAGCGTATTCTTTTAAATATGACCAGCTAGCTATTAAACCAGCTATTAGCAATCCGATACCTGCACCTAATTCTCCCCATGCAGCGAACCACCAAACAATATATGGCAGTTCAAAACTTTCAGCATCTTCTATTGATATTGGGAATTTACTCAATCCTTGTTGTATGAATACAATAGCCAAAGGCACACGTAGTAGCCAATGGCTCATACAAAACTCTGGAATACGTTTTACAAAACTTTTCATTTTGTTCCTTTCTATATTTTACTGTTAGTAGAATAGTTGTATTCATGTATCTCTTCTACTACCTTATCAAAGTCTTCTAGTCTTAACATATTAGGACCATCACTTGGTGCATTATCAGGATCTGGGTGAACCTCTAAAAAGAAATTTGTAATACCCAAAGCACTACCTGCACGACATAAGCCAGGAACGTAATCGCGATTGCCGCCGCTACTGCCTCCAAGACCGCCTGGTTTCTGTACTCCGTGTGTGGCATCAAGTACCACAGGGGTGCTATAATTATTAAGCATATAGTCCAAACCAGTAAAGTCAACAACAAGAGTGTTGTATCCAAAACTTGTTCCTCTCTCTGTTATCCAAACTTCTTTGGCACCTTCTGTCTTTGACAGTATACCTTCCATGTCCCAGGGTGCAAGGAACTGACCTTTCTTAATGTTTACAATTTTACTTGTTTCACAAGCCGCTTGTACTAAGTCGGTTTGCCTACATAAGAAAGCTGGTATTTGTAATACATCAATAACGTTATCATAGTAAAGATGTATATCCTTTATTTGCTCTACAGTATGTACATCTGTTAGTATTTTTACACCTGTTTGCTCTTTAATATCTTGAAAGTCTGTAAGTGTAATTGCAAAACCTCTACCACGTTTCCCACCAATACTGCTTCTATTAGCTTTATCAAAACTGGCTTTAAAATAATATTCTGCTCCGTATTTGTCGCAAACATCTTTACATGTTTGAGCAATTAATAAACTATGTTCTAGAGACTCATGTTGGCAAGGTCCTGCAATTATTCTAATCATCTTCTTCCTCTTTGCTAGTCGGGGGCATTGTAAATAATGCATTTATATCGTCATCTAAAGGTATAGGTTTACGTGCAAAGATGCACCATTTATATGCCCACATTGTATCTTTATTAGTACAAAACTTTTTAAAACTTGTTCCTGTTGTATACACATCATCTACAACCATCCAAGGATAATCACCTTTTGTAACATATTTTTCCATTGCCTTTTGTAATGGAATTCCACCTCTAGGTATTCCTAACACTTTACTAAAAGGTTTTTGTTGATACATCATAATCATAGTAGCTAAACAATCCCATTCATAATTGTTAATAGCATCACATTCAATTTTCCATTTTAGAGGCAAACCTGCATGACTAGTAAAGTCTCCTAGTTGGAATAATTCTGTCATTTGCTTTCCTTTGCAAGTAAATAGATATCTAAAACTTTGTTAAGAGTTTTTTGAAGTGTTTTATTTGTTCTAGCCATTTCAGTTATTTCTTGCCAATCTTTATATGTAAAAAGATCTCCTTGTTCTTTCATTTTAGCACGTTCTACATCTTCAGGATAGCCTCCAACTACCCATCTTGGTATATGTTTATATGGCTCATCTCTATAACGTGCATATACGACATTATCTACACGTTCGTATATTAAGGCTTGACCTTGCTTTAAAGTTCCCATTAGTCAACCTGTGTGCCAATAGTTCTTCGCACAATATCGTCATGTGCAAATTCAGCCCAATATAGCTCAAATGCTACACCATCTTCCAAACCTTCAAATTGGTGTATTTTACCAGGCTTTACTTGTGTAAAGTCTCCAGCTTCTAAAATGGTTTCATCAACTAATCCTTCCTGTGCCCCGTCTTGCCAAACACGGATTAACATTTTTCCTGATTCAACAAAAAATCCATTCCATTTAAATTGATGCTCATGTTCTGAACATTTATATCCTGCTTTAAATTCTATACGGTGAAATTCAAGCACACCATTTGCATGGACTAACTCTGTGTTACCCCAAATTTTTCCTGCTTTGATTCCCATTCCTATTCTCCTTCTATATAGGTTTCAAATACTTCTACTGCTTCTTCAAATGTCAAATATCTTCTGCCTTGCTTTTCTTCAATCTTAGAACTTGCTGGCACAAAACATAAAGTCCATCTCCCTTCGTTGGGGTCAGGATTATAAGTTGAATGTAATTGTCCTACATTCACTAAACTTACCTTATTTGTGTTTGCTTCATATATTAAATCACAGTCATCTTTATGTGCAACTAGATTATGATGTGTCCTTTCAGAAAAGTTGTCTGGTAACGCTTCTTTTCCCAGCATTTCTTGTCCTGCTTCTGTTCCGACTATTTGTTGAACTTTATTTGACTTCCACCACCTTATAGTGCCAGTATCCGGACCATATGTAATATTAATTTTAGCTCGATTATCTATGGACACGTCATCACAATGAATTGGTATTTCTCCGTGATTAGGAGGAGTAAAAAACACCTCTGTATGACAGCTATAAAGACCTAAATCTTGAAGCCATTGTTCTAAATTGTTACATATCCAAGGATTTATATCTTCATGTCTCCATTTGTCTGGTTTAGTATTTAATATTTCTGGCTTAGTAATTTCGAAAGGCAGTTTTAAATATCTATGATAGATATTGTCGCTATTTAATTCTTTTCCTGTTGGATACCATTCCACTGTTTTTCCTTTCTAGATTAACTTTGAATATTCTATTACTTCGCATTGTCTTGATATATCTTTTACAAAAAATGCACATCTTGGTTGGCTTCCTTCGTTTATAGGTACGGTAAGTAGCTGTCCATTTTTCATTTTAGGAAAGTACCATTTAACATCAGTATAAAAGTTAACAATATTTATTGAAGCAAAATCCATCTTATAGCTTGATAATGGATTAAATAAAAAAGCTTCAAACCCTCTATCGTTTATACTTGTTAATGGTAGTATTTCTAAATCCATACCACTTTCAGAACATCCGACAGCAATGCTCCAATCAACAGGCATGGTTATTTCTTGTCCGCCTATGTTAAGAACCATTGCAGGCGCACTAAATGATTCTAAAAAAATCAAAGGTACAAAAAAGAAATCTGGGTTAGCTGGATCAGAATTATCTAGTACACTAAATCTTACATCATCGTCAATCGTTTCAGGCAAATCTTCTAGGCTAAAACATTTATTTTCTAAAGTTAATATTCTCATTTTTTTATTTCCAATCTACCTTTTCTATGGTGAAGGGGTACTGTGCCTCCTTATAGAACTTCTTACGTTGTGTCAAATGTCGCTTCGCAAACTTACACGTAGAAGTTAAATCCCATATTTGCACGAAGTCTTTATCTTTAGCCTTCCTAACGCCTCTGCCTATTGATTGGATTACTCTTACAAAACTTTTGCCTGGTTCTATTAATACTAAATTAAATATTCTTGGTATATTAATACCAACTGCTGCTACGCCATATGTAGCAATAATTACTTTATTTGTGCCTTCTTTAATTTCGTCATATGTGTCCTTTCTATCCTTAAGTTTTACATCGCCTTTAACAAATGTTGAATCAGGAATAAGTTCCTGTAACATTTCTCCTGCACTAATTCTATCTACAAGTATTAGTGTATTGCCTGTTTGTGCTACTCCTAGTAGCACTTTGCCTATATATTCTATCCTATCTTTATTTGTAACAAGATATTTTAATTCTTCTTGATAGTTACTGTGTACAACTGTGTCAATAAGTTGTAATACATTTACATGACACTCAGCTAATACACCTTTATCTTGTAACTCTTTTGCACTAATTTCACCTATCACTGGTCCTAAGCTTGCATGAATACTTTCGAATTCAAACTTTTCTTTAGGCACTGTACCAGTTAGTCCCCAACGTATTGGAGCATTACGTAGGTTACGAGTTAGCAAGTTTTTCAATACTTCTGCTTTCGCTTGGTGTACTTCGTCAACAATAATAGTGCTCACACCTTCTAGAAATTCAGCTAGTGATAACACTGCGTCTCCATCCTTGTGCTTCTTGTCAAGTATATTCAAACTTTGCCAAGTGCAAATAGTGTGAGTCTTACCTAGTTGTTTCCGGTCTCCGAAGTACACTCCTACGTCAAGCCCACAGTTGATATAGTCCTCTTCTGTTTGTGCCACTAATGATTTGTTAGGCACAATAACTATACTACGACCGTAAGGCTCAGATATATGTGATAGTGTTGCTGTTGTAATTGTCTTACCTGCACCAGTAGCAATCTGTTGCAAGCTCTGTGGATTAGCAATAAAGTTATTAATTGCTTCTACCTGATAATCTCTTAGTATAACTTCTTCGCCTTCTGTTGGATGTCCTTTCGGCCAACGTACACCTTGATCAGCCCAATAGCGTTCTGTTACTGGTTTGAAGTCTAAGGTAATAGGATGCCTGTCGTCTTGTATATCGACAATCTCAACATTATTTCGCTGTAAAACGTCCACGATAGTATCGAGATGATTAACATATCCAGTACCACCAATGCCGAAAAAATTAACTTTACCATCCCATCTCCCTAATTTATACTGTGGCATATAACGAGCATAAGGCACTTCAAACTTCAGTGCATTTGCTATCTTTCTACGCACGTCAACCTCAAGGCCTTCTAATTTAATATTAACTTCGTCTTGTATTATCAGTCTACAACTAGCCATAGAAACTACTGTGTCTCCTAAAAGGACTACCATATTCTTCTCTAAATATTTGAAGATCGCACGTAAATTTTATATACGTATTAAGTGTTCTATCACTAACCCCATCAAATGCGAAAGCAACACTAGGGCGCCATTCGTTGTTTACAAGAAGTTTAGGTAACTTTTTATTATTAATATACACTATCTTTGTGTCTTTGTCAACCCAATTATTTAATTTCCTGTCTTTAATTAAAGTATTAAATCCACTATCTTTATTCTCATCTCTAAACAAAACACTTTGCATAGAACTGTCAATTATATCTCTATAAAAACTTACTACAGAATGTAATTGCTTTTCACATTGCTCTTTGTCTAAAACAAAAAGAATAGGAAATCTATCAAGCTCATAAAGGCTTGTTAATATGTGTTCTAGTTTTTCTTGACTAGGTTTACTTTGGTACTCTAAATTATCTCTATATGCAATTTTTTCTAAATTAGTAACTGGCTTTTTATTTTCAAAATGTTCAAGACCATATTTAAATCTTCTATCAATGTACTTTATGTAATTACTTTTACTTAATTCGCCGATGTCATTTTTTAATAAATTACCTATCTTTTCCGATACATTTTTTAATTGCATATCATAAATGCCCGGCACATAATTTTCTTTTCGGTGCAACATATGTTGCATTTCATGCCAGACTGCAAAAATTTCTTTATCAATATCAAAACCCTTATCAGAAAATCTTGTAAGTATCAGCAGAATATTTTTTTCTGTATAATCGAAAGAATGTATATGTGTGCCTTTTTTATGTTCATATCCTTCAACATTATTTGTAATTTCATTGATCAGCACGATATGAGATTTTTTAAATGGAAATCTCACATGTATTTTTCCATCTATAAGTCTAATATATTTTTCCCTGTTTATTGATCGGAGGGGTTGCCTAAGTTTTTTTACAGCCTCATGTATATCAATGTCTAAGTTATTAAATTGATCACTATATGGAATTAATTTAGTTTTCATTAATGCATATTGGCGATCTGTAAGGGCAGTGCCTTTAAAGACTTGTTTGGCTATACTGTGCATAATAGTATAGTCATTTTTTTCTAGCTTAAGGCTGTCTGATTCTTTTCTGAATCCAGCCAATAGCTCTAAGCAGTCTTCTATAGTAATCTCAAGCATACTATATTATAGCTTATGAAAGCCTAGATGTCAAGTGTTTTAGTGGTTTTCCTTCTGAAATTTCTTGCAGTGTGTACTCAGTATGTGCATAGTCATTCAACCATTGTTGCCTATCTATCATTTCAGGATTCATAATATTATGCAAGTTCTTGTTTGCTACATCATATGCTAAACTGCTAGGTCCTACAAAAGTAGGTATACCTGCTATAACACTATGAGGACCTGGATTACTACTCCAGCATACAGTTGCCCATGCATTAGCTACGCTGAAATCATAATCATCATAAGTACTATCTATTTTTATAGGCGATTGTCTTGTAACATTTTTAAAATCTTGTTCAACATATTGTACAGGATATCTTGGATGAGGTCTCCAATATATAGGCATATCTGTATGCTCACGTATTGTGTTAATTGTGTTGCCTAACCACGCTGTCATGTTAGGCATGCCTCTCCATTGTTCACTTTTTTCGTGTTGTCCACAAATTAAAATGTAACTACCTTCTGTCCTCCAAGGCTGGAGTTTTAGTCCAAGTTGTTTTGCCCTATCGCTATTATTATTGCTAGGACTAAAATAAGCATCTCTATTAATGCCATTTAATGCAACTTTCCAAGTGATTCCTCTTTTTATCCCTCCTACTTCAAGTACTATAGTCGGCTTTTTACTTTTCTTGTTATCGTCCCAAATACTTTTGTTCGGAGCCATTCTACCGTTCCAAAGAACACTCCAAATAACGTCAACATCAGAGACCCTATCATTATCGCTAACATCATGGCCAGCAGCCAAAAGACTATTAGCAAAGGCATCAAAAACCTGTCCGCTATTGAGTGCGCCATATTGCCTCCATAAGCTAAACTTCATTCCAATAAGCTTCCTGCCGGCTTTGCATTAAATCTTTATTTCTACTACGGCCTTCTTTCTTTCTTGCACCTTTCAAATGATCTAGCCATTTGCCTAATTCGCTGTTTATCAATGGAT